CATTTGCAAAAATGTACAATGTTTCAGATGTAGATGTTATGGGACCTGATTATTTTTCAAAAGGTATAATCAAAGAGATAAATAATTATATGATAACAAAATATAATCAAAATGTACTTACAATTAAAAAGATTTAAAGGAGAAAGCAAAATGTCAAAATATTTAATAAATACAGTAGAAACTTTTAGAGTTGATTCAGAATCAGAAGCAAAACAATTTATTGAAGATATGTCAGACTGCGGCGGTGAAATTGTAAAACACTCTATTGAATATAAAGAACAAAAATCAAAAGGTGAAGTTGTTCAATCTTGGTATAGAGTTACAATAAAAAGAGTGTTTAATGATGAAAAAGACCCCATCGATTCATATAGTCTTTCCACAGAATCAATTAATTTTGACACTTAAAGGAGATTAAATTATGACAGCAAATTTAGCAGTAAAGAAATTAAATGAAAATGCTCAAATCCCCACAAGGGGCAGTAAGCAAGCGGCTGGTTATGATTTATATGCCGCAACAACAGAAGCCATTGAAATAGCTCCTCACTCAACAGTACAAGTTGGAACTGGTTTATCATTTGCTCTTCCACGTGATACATTTGCAGCATTATTTGCACGTTCAGGTCTTGCCGCAAAACAAGGATTGAGACCCGCAAATTGCGTTGGTGTTTGTGATAGTGATTATAGAGGCGAATATATTGTAGCACTTCATAATGACACTGATGAAATGCAAACTATTGAGCCTGGTGAAAGAATCGCTCAAATGGTACTTCTTCCTTATATAAAAATGGAATTTACAGAAGTTGAAGAACTTGATACTACTCAAAGAGGCGCAGGTAGCTTTGGTTCAACAGGTAGATTTGCTAAGCAAAAAGAAACTACATAATAAAAAAAAATGGACAGCTTATTAGCTGTCCATTTTTTTTCATTTTAAAACTTCGAGTGGAGTTTTTATATCCACTGGCTAATTAGTATTTATATCTCTACCGCCATTTGCATATCTTGCGAAGTCTACAACAGCTTGAAATTGAGATGGGTCAAAATCTTCTACAATCTTTGCTGCGGCTTCTGCATTTGCAGGCAAATCTTCAATAATATTTGAAATAACTCCTGCAATGCTACTCTTACTTTTTTCCATTGTAGTTTTAAGTTCAGCAATTTGATCAAAAAGCTCTTCATACTCTTTGTCATCAAGCGCTTCATAAAATAACTCAAAGAAACCATTGCTTCTTAACGTATCATATAATTTGAACTCATCTTCTCTTTGTTTTTCTGTAAAAGAAATATTTGTATACATATATACAAGATTAAGTTCAAAAAATAAATTAAGTTTAAACTCATTATAAATATTTCCTTCTAATGACTTTTGCAGTGTTATCATAAGGAGGTCATATTTATCTGCAGCAGGCAGATATTTTAATACTTCAATTTTTTGTCCACAAAATTCAAATGTATTAACTGTGGTATTTGTTTTAAGTTTCATATTTGCGTATGATACTTTCATAAAATTCGCTCCTTTTCTCTCTAATTTAATTCCATTATATCATAAAAATTTTAAAAAGTCAACCCTTTATTCCCTATTGCGTCGAATAAAGTTGAATAATTTTATGTAAATGCATTGTTGCATGAATCGTTGCCTTATTAATATCATCTACTAAAATTCGTGCTCTCTTCCAAGCTGCCTCATAATTAGCTGTATCTGGAGAAGGAGTTTTTTTACTCCCTGCTGCTGATTGCCACTGGTTCTTAAACATCCAATTTTCATTTAATTTTATAGATTTTAAAGAACCACCTTTTCCATTTTTTCTATCAAAATATACAGTTATATATTTAGAAAGAGTTTTTGCATCTAAAGAAAAATTCTTTTGGATAAAATCATATATTTTCCATAATGAAATTAATTCTCCATTTGCTAAAATATGAGATGAAAAATCTATATTTTTATTACCTAATTGATTACTACCAGTTGCAAATAATCGAAAAAAATGTCGATTTAAGATTGCTTTAAAAACAGGTTCAGTTAAACCACAAAATGTTAAATAATTATATAGCTCATATGAAGTGGCTTCATTAAGAGCAATAGAATGAAAAAATTCTTGTAAAGAACCACCACTGCCGCTATCAAATGATAATTTATTATTTCCTGTTGCGGTAAAATTTTGTTTTTGATAAAATTTTACACTTAAATTTAAATTTAAAATAATCTGTTGCTATTCTATGGATAGCTATATAGATTGATTTTCAAAACTTAAATCAGTTTTATATTTATTTTTACCATTTTGCTATTTATATTCTGTATTTATAGTCATTTTTTCTCCTGTCATTACTTTTTCAAAATCATATAATTTTTTTTCAACTAAACTATCTATTTTAAAAGCAGTTGCCTATCCCAATCCTTTACTAATAAAGTTTTGTTTTAAAAGAGTATTAAAACCTGAGGCAGTTGTATAAACATCATTTGTTTTTTCCGTAAGCTATTTTAATTTATTTATCATTTGATAATAAAAATTTAAACTTTCTTTATAATGAGGAGCATCTATAATATATCCTTCATTTGTTTTTAAATAATTTTGTATTGATTGTAATATGCTTTGTAAATTTGGATTTTTTTCATACTGCGCAGTTTCACATGCTTTATATAAAAAAGAATAAAAAGATATATTTGTATCAATATTAGTTCCTCTCTACATTAATTGAACTATTTTATTTATTTCATTTAAAAATTTAAAAATTTTATTAAAATCTTTTTTAATTTCAGCAAAGGTATCTCCTAAATCTTTTATTGTTCCACCAAAAGCAGTTTGATATTGTGTTAATGCATCTTTTCTATCAAAATTTAACATTTTTCTAAATTCTTTTTCAATAGCTTCATCTAACTATGTCAATATTTTAGTATCAGTAATTGTATTCATTCCTTTAGATACAATATTTGAATTTATTCCTTTTGTATAATCTTCTATTGCTTGCTTGTTTGAGACTGATAAAAATACAGAATTTATATTACTAAATAAATTTTCTCCGACAGAACGAGAATGATAGTGCTATTGAAGATAATGAACATATGGAGTATCTTTCCCCTAACCTTTATATCCAACTTTTGCCCATACACTTTTATTAAATTTTCTATAATTTGATATACCATTAGTACTACGTCTCATAGCATGCCTCCTTTAAAACCGAATGGCGGAGGCTACTGCCCCCGCCATTCTGCACCAATTTATTTATATTAATTAAATTGTTGTAATTATAAAATTGATTAAGAACCTTCATTGCCTCCAACGACTGAGTCTCCTGATTCACTTCCTGCAGTAGATACGCTTGCGCTAAATCCATTAACAGTATCAATATCAAAACCCGTTCTATGTGGGAAGATTGTTTCGCTTGTTTTTGTACTATCTTTAATATCATCAACAATTTGAATAGCACAAAGAACTTTCTTCTTTCTATCAAAGTAAGTGTAGCCTGGGAAAGCATCCATTGTAAATGTGAATGTACTTGGGTCACCACTTGATGCCATTGAGAATGTAAAGTTAGACTGAATCTTAACATTTGGAAGTGTTAAATTAGCAGGTAAATCTTTACCATCGCTCTGACGTCTGAACAGTGTGTCAGCTTCTACATAGTAATATCCTGCAAAGTTCTCAGCATCAATTTGAAGTTCAGAAACTGTGTCAGCAGCTTTAATTACATAATAGTCAACAAATACAGTTTTATTAGCCGCACTTGATACGGTTAAACCTTTTCCATTTCCAATATTATCATCATTATTAATAATTGAGGCTCCTCTATAAACCTCTCCAGTTAAATCTCCATCTTCAATAGCAAGAACATATAATGGAGCAGTTGTATCAATAGTTTCAGTAGCTTCAAGAGCATTAGTTAAATCAATTTTTCCACTTGAATCGCAAAGAGCAGTTGTTGTTTGATGGAAGTGTACACTTTCATTTGAAGTTCCTTTTACAAGACCCGCACCAGATAGCATAGCAAAGCTAATAGGAGAAAGTAGAGCATCTTCAACTGTGAAAGTAAGAGTTTTCTCACCTTCCCAAGCGATCAAACGAGTGTTTCCACGTCCACCAGTTGCATATACAGTAGTTGCTGCGCCTTCAACTGTTGAAGTCTTTGCGGAATCAAGGTAAAATACTGGCTGACCCTTTTGATAAATCTTGTTACCAATCTTTTGGTTAGCTGTTGCTCTAAATACAACATTACATATTTCACGAACACCAAATTTCATTTGGATTTTCCTCCTTAATTTTTTATTTTAATTTTTATCTGACGAATGAATATCTTTGAACCAATCAGGTTGTTCATCCATACCTGTGGCCCCAGCAGTTTTTAATCTAAACCACTGATTACTACTATAATATAGCATAAAACGATTATATTCATCCATTAATTGATAAACAGTATAACCCATAATTTCTTTAATGCTTTTATTTTTTGCTGTGGCAAGAATTGAAATATAACGATCAAATATAGTCAAATCTTTCTAATTTATAGGCCCCAGCTATGCCCGTTTTTTCTGACCTGCCTTTATTTGATTCGCTATTTTTTCAGCTAATTTCCCACTTGGATCATACTATTTACTTGCTAAATGTGTTAAACAAAATATTTCTTCTACAATAGTTTGTAGTATAGAAAAATTCTAATCATTAATTATGAACTCTTCCTATGTTTCAATATCTGTTAATATTATCATTAAATTTTCAAAACGGATTGTATGTTTTGGAAATATAATTGCTAAAATCATTACTAAATTTACCTTAGCTTTTTTAGCATCTATGTGATTATCTTGTACCATTGTTAATAACAAAGCTAAATTAGAAAATGATTCTAATTTCTACCTATCTTTTTCTTGAAAGATATTTTTATTAAATTTTAAAAGCTAACATCCTATCCAAAAAGAAGTCTAATTTATAAATGCAATTTCTTTTAATGTGGGCTGATGTACTGTTAATCTTGCTTCAGGAAAAGGAATATCATTTCCTGAAATTAATAATAATTTATCAATCATTTTTTTTCTATCCAACCATGACTACTTGGGAGCAAATCATCTGAGCCATGAATTGCAGAATATGCTAATGAATATCCTGCTAAATTAGAATCTAACATTAATTCAGTACAACTCTAAAATTGAAATGTCCCTATCCCAGATAATTTTGCATTATTTAAAATTGCATCTATATACCCACAAATTTTAATTGGACGACTTCTAAAATTTCCTAAATCCCAATAATCTGTATGACAAACTACCTATATAAAAACATTACAATCTCTAAATAAAGGATTATTTCCATTTGGGACAAAATTATCAAAAGAAAATAATAAATAATTTTTAACTTCACTATGTTCCTAAAAAGGAATTTTAGGAGTTAAACGAATGTATCCTTCTTCTTTTAATTTTGCTAAACTTTTATTTTTAATTGCATCTTGATAAATTATATTATTTTTATTATCTAAACAATCTTTAGTATTTATAACAAGTAGTCTTTTCAAATCAGTACTATATGGTTCACTTTCAATAAATAATTTTTTTAGAATTGTTTCTAAATCATTTTCACAAGATAAAAAAGATGAAGTAAATTGCAAAGGACTTAATGCTAAATCTTTTTTCATATTTTTACTCCTTTTATCTCTTAAAAAGGTATAACTTTAATTGGTAAACAAATATCATTTAATCCCTAAATCCTATAAATTAAAATACAATTTCCTATTTTTCCAGTAAAATTTAATTTTATTGTATTCTAATTACTATTAAGATTAATTTCTTTGCCATTTGATTCTTGTAAAATCCAATGTCCGCCATCTTCATTAAAAATGGTATATTCTATTGAACTATACTGTTGTACTTCTTTTGGACCTATAATATAAGCCTACGACTATGTTAAAGGCTATTCCTTTTCATTCTTTTCTTGCTCTTTTATTTTATCTTGAATAGAATTTTCAAAATATTCATTTGCAAATATCTAAATAATTCCATCCCCATAATAAGGATTTACTCCAGCGACTTCCCAAGTTCTTAATTTATTATCTCTTGGGTCTGAAATTTTTACTTTTGTAAATCTTGTAAAATATGATTTTGTGTTATCATCCGCAGTAATATAAAAAACTATTGAATAATTTAAACTATTCCAAGTAATTCCTGCTTTAGAATTCCATTTAATATCTGTTTCAACAGGTCCTCGAATATAAATCCAATACTTTTCCTATTCTATTTCTGCTTCAGCTTCGCATTTTCTGATTTCTGATCTAAAATAAGCCTTCTCATCAAGAGATTGAAGAAAAACCAGCCAATGCTCATTATTTTCTTTTTGCACAAAAACATCTCCAGGTTTCATTCCTATCTATACTATACCCTGAGTAGTTGTGCCTACTTTTGGCTCATTTAAACAAATGTCTTTAAATGGAATAGATATAATTTTATTATCATAATCTGGTTTATTTTTATCTGGATTAATTAAACATCTAAACTATCTTCCATCTTTTAAAACTGCGGTTGCGGCTTGATAAGAATAGAGTAGAGCTTTTTTTAATGTTCTTAATTTATCTTCAAACATTCTTTCTTGTTGATTAGCTCCACCATAATATTCCATTCTTTGTTTTAAAGTATCTAATGACATAATACTTCATTTTTTACTACATTTATTAAATTTAAACATTCAAATATAATTCGTCTATAACAAAGAAAATCTGAATCTTCTGTTAATAATTGTAGCCCTTCCATTTTATTAAGCAAGGTAAAATAATTAATTGAATCGCCGCAATTCAATAGTTTTTGCATACCTGCTAATTCTTCTATTAAAGTTTCTAAAGGCTTTTGCCAATCGCCGCCCTATTCTCTAATAGGAAGTAACTTATAAATTTGATTGACAAAAATTTGAAACTTTTTTAGAATTATATTATCATCTATATCAATACCATACTTTAATATCATACATATCCTCCTTAACTTAATGGAGTCATTATAATATCAAAAGTTGATTTCATAATTCCATATTCATCGGATTTTCTTCTTTTATATAATCTTTGTAAATGAAAACCCTATCGCTCATAGTCCTTTTTTAACTGTAAGAGTTTTTGCATATGGTTTGCTTGAGATGTAAATTTAAAATCAGAACCACTATATTTCATACGAGTATTTTCTACACTTGCAAGTTGATAACTTAACCATTCAACTATCATATAGACTGCAATAATATTTATTTCTTCTTGGGTTAGATTTGCATTAAAATTACCATTAGAAACACTAATTGCAATAACTTCTCTATAATCACTATCTACCCCAGAATAAGTGCTTTCTAATTCTGTTCCCAATTCATAATCAGTTAAATCAACTCTTGGAAACTCAAATCTTTGAATTGCCGCAAGTAATAATTCTTCTAACATTCTATAAGTGTCTAATTCACTCATTTCCATATACATATCATCAGTAATTTTTGAAAGGAAGGAGTCATACACAGTTGAAAATGTAGTCATATTAAATTCTTCCCTCCTAATTAAAATTATTTATTTTCTGGCTTATATCTGCGGCCTGTTGCCACAGGTTCTTTTTTAGGAGCTACTCTTCTTTTTGCAGGAGCCTTTTCTTCTTTCTCCTCTGTCTCTCCATCATATTTTGTGTTTTTAATGTTAATAGCCGCATTAACATCAAAACCTAATTTTTCTAAAATTGCCCGTCTCTTATTCATATCATTAAGAGGAAGCTCAACTGACATATCCTTAATAATATCTTTAATACCAGCAGGCGCAAAGTCTAAGCAATCAAGAAACTCGTCCAATGAACCAGTCTCCATTAATCTTTTTATATCTTCTCTTGAATAAAAATATTCCATTTCTGGTTTTCTATGGAATAATTGTTCAATAGCTTCTACATCATCTATTTGCAGATAATCTGTTAAAATAGTAGAACCACCAGGAGTAAATGACAATCTTTCAAGTTCTTCAAAAGTAACTTCCTTAGTTTCATTTGCATAGAATTTTCTATTTATTCCTAATTCCTCTACTTTATAACCAACCATTCCGCCATATTTATTTTTTACTGTAATTAATTTATCTTTTGCTACCATAATTTTAACTCCTTTTAACTCCAATTTATTATAAAAATGCGAGAGGGTGGGTGTATCCACCCTCCGCACTTATGAATTTATATTATAGATTAAGGTGCCTTAAAAGGTGCAACTTCCTTAACAAGTGATGCATTCTGATATACACAGATACCAGGATTAATCATATAAGTACCTACACCAAGTTTTTGATATGTCTGAATTTCAGTTGACCAGTCTCTATTATCAAAAGACTTAACCTGAGCAGAACCCTCAAAAGCAACTTTTACAGGCTTTTCTGCACCAACGGGAATAATCCAAGCATAAGATGGGTCAATAACTTTTTCAGTATTTGTCTCATCTGTGAATGATTGTGGAAGAATAATTACTTGATGTCCTTTATAAGTTGTAAAGTAACCATTGTTCCAAATTTGCTCTTTCATACTCTCTGACCAAACGGCGTTATTTGCAGGAATCATTGTTGCAGCAAATTCAAATGTACAATAAATTGTAGCTTTTCCATAAGCATCTGCAATAGTAAGAAGTTTATCCATAGCATCTGCATCAAATGCATTGTGAACTACTTTATTAACTGCTTTAATATCTTTAACTGCAGCAACAAGAGCTTTCGCAATCTCACGATATACAGCTTCGTCAAGTCCTTCAAGAACAAGGCTGTAATAATCATTCATTGTCATACGACCATCGAGCATCTCTTCCCATTCAATTCTTGCAGCTCCGCCATAAGCAGCTGTTGGAACTTCCATTGAATATCCATCAAGCTTGAAGACTTCATATCTACCAGCAAGTCCTACTCTTGTAACGAACTGCTTAGCACGTTTCTTAGAAGCTTCACTAATTTTAATCTTGTAAACAGGTCTTGTACCCTGTGCAAATGTCTTAACGTCGGCAAACTGACCATATTGTTGAAGAACCTTTACAGGTAGAACTTCTGTAAGACCAACTTCAAGAAGAGTATAAATAAGATTCTTATTTTCTCTAAAATCTTGTGGTGTAGCACCAAGTCCATTAAGTTCTTTTATAAATGTTTTACTCAAAGCATCTGATGTAAGATTTTCACCTTCAAAAGAATAAGTCTGAGAAGGATTTAAAGATGCTTTAGCATTTGCTCTTGCTAATGCAATAAGTTGTTCTTTATTTAATGCCATAATCTTTTTTCCTCCTTATTACTGTATTCTCTGAATCTTAAAACCAGGTTGGCCATCTGGCATTTTGTAAACCTTTACAATCTTCCAAACCATACCGCTTCCTGGTTTGCTATTAGCAACTGTTAAAAATCCTGTTGAAGTACTTGGAACAAGATATGCACCAACTACAAGAGTTGCATCTGTGCCAATAGTAACTTCTGCTGAATCTGATGTATTAGCAACTGCAATAGTATTAGTTGTTATAATATCTCCAACTTCTGTTGCAATAAGTCTTGGATACATCATTTTATCTGTAAAGTCTGATGCCTTATAAACGAAATCTTTATGATTTTGTTTTCTTTCATCATATAACTTCTCTTCATTATAAACAAGCATAAATTCACCTTCGCCATCGAAGTTTACTACGCCTGCTGCATAATCATACTTTGCAAATTGTCCTTGCTCAAGTTGATCAATAGGTGTCATTGTTGTAGTAGTTTTAGCTGAAGCGCCTTCGCCAGTAGTTGTAGTTGTTACATTACCAGCAGGAAGCTGTGCATAAATTCTGCCTTCAACAATACCAGAAAGATGATTAGGCTCTACTTGTCCATAGCCTTTTCTCTTTATGTTTTCTGCCATTTTTGCGTCCTCCTATATTAAATTATTTCATTTCTTCTTTTACAGCTTTAACCCAATCAGGAAGATTATCACTTGTTTGCTCTAATGTATAAGTTACAATAGGTGCTTCTTCTTCTACTTCGCGGGTGGCTGGCTTTTCTAATGAAAAGTTAATCTTTTTATCAAAGCAAATAACTGAAAGTTTTGCTTTTATTTCATCAAGTGTGTATTTTTCTTTATTCTGAATCACATCTGCTTTATCTTCATCTGCAAGCATATAAAATTCAGAAATAAGAGCGTCTTTCTTCTGATTATCAATCTCTGTTTTAAAAGCAACAAGTTCTTGATACTTTGTTTGAAGTGTTTCATACTCTGCTTTCAAAGTATTTAGTTCTGATTCGAGAAGAGAATATTTTTCACCCTTCTTCTTTTCATCATCGTCTTCTTCTTTATCTTCTTTTGTATCCTTGTTATCTGATGAATCTTTCTTGTCATCTCCGCCCTCTTTAGCAGGAGCATCTTCTTTCTTATCCTCAGATTCCTTTTTCTTGTCATCTTCTTTAGCAGTATAATCAGAGGTAACAGAACTGGTTTCTGTTGTGTTTTCTGAAGTTTCCTGAGTATCTTCAGCAGTAAATTCTGTTGCAGGAGTTGTCTCTTCAACAGCTTCAACCACTGGAGCTTCAGTTTGCTCAGCTTGAGTAAATTCTTTATCCATCTGTTTTTCTCCTTCTAACACATTCTTTAAATCTTGCATCATGCTATAAAGAGTATGTTTAAAATTATCGTCTAAAGTAAATTTTGTACTTGCATCTGGAGCAGTTACTGAAGCGCCTTCAAAACAAGGCTCAACATCATCGCCTAAGATACAAAGTTTTTGAACAATAGCATCATCAACAATGTAAAAGTCCATCCCATTCGCATAGTTTTCTTCCCATTTTCCTTTAACTGATGCCTCAAAAAATTCCATAGATTGTGGACGTCCTTCTTCAACAGGTAAGCTGGATTCTGTGAAAATACCAGTCCATAAGTAACCAGTAGTCATTAAATATGTATGCTTTACTGAATTACCAAAAGCATCAAAATCTTCAAAATCTTGAAACCATACTTGTGCATCAGGGGAAACAAAACCATATGGAAAAGTTTGACATTCAAACTTTATCCCTTCATCATCAATGATGATTTTCTCTCCATGGTCTGTAAAATCTTCTTTAGTATCTCTATAGTAACCTACAATTGGAGCACCTCGAAGGTTTTCTCCAATTTTTGTAGCAACTTCTTTGCTAATATAAGTGCGATTGCGATTGGCTCCTATATATAATACTTTTATTTCACACTTTGACATTAAAGGATTAAGGTCAAGTGGTTGAAGATTTAGAAATTCTGGAGAATCAATAGTAGCAACTGATCTATGCATAATACTATTTCTCCTTTTCTATTTATATATAAAAAATCAAACTAATATTTTAATAAAGTTTACCCAAAAAATTTTAATATTTTTATTAGTTCATGCTTTCTTTATTGGCAATTGTTTTTGCTGATTTTTCATCATTTGCTTTCTCAGGCCTTCCAGCCCCTTCATTTTCTGTCCCATCTTGAGAAATACTTCCGCCAGTAGTTTGTCCAGGACTTTTATTCCTATTAAGCACTTCTGCGTTCATAGTACTTGACATTAATGGTGGGATAAATACATTAACTAAATCAAGAATATCATTTTCAAAGTAAGCATTTTGTAATATAGCACTTTGAGTTTGACCAAGAGCAATTTGTGGTAACATTTTTGAATATCCTAATTGAGTTTGTTCTTTATATAGTTTTGCCATTTCAGTTTTATTGTAAATTGTTGTTGGCAAAATTTGTGCTCTAAAATACCATTTCTTTGGAGACTTATTAAATTTTTCTAAAATAACATTTAAAAAATCTTCAAATTGTTGAATAAGATTCCATAACGTTGCTTCATCATTTAAAATAGATTTTTCAAGAGCTATGTTTCCATCTGTGTTAAACTGCATTTGTGAAACACCTGCTTCATTAAATACAGTTCTTTCAACTTTTTCCAAATCATCTTTAGTAGTTGTGGTGCGGCTGTCGGCCATTGTAGCAACTTCAACATCCGCAAAAGTTGTTAATACATCTAATCCAATAGCCTTCGATAGCATTTGAACTGCGTTATTATGAAGCTGTTGAGCTTCATCTACATCAAATACTAAATCTCCATTCTTGTCTATTGGCATTTTTTGAATAATAATTTTTAATAATTCTTGAGCCATTTTTCTACGGTCAAGGTCTTGTGCGGCATCCAAATCAATAATTGCAGGAATCACCGCAATAAATGGAGGAAAATCTTCTCCATTTAAGGAAAATTTAATAACAGAACCAACTTCTAATAAGTACCATCCGCTTTCATCTCCTGGATAATCTCCAGGCAATTTTCCTTGTTTAAATAATTTGTAACCCCTTTTAAAATCCTATGGGAAAATCTCTAATATGCGATTTCTCATTAATTCATTTGGAAAAGCATCATCAAAGTATCTCATATTGAATTCTACTACTGGTTTATTCTCGACATAGAAACGAGATCTGCAATATTGAGGGGGTAACTCTTGTAAAGCTACTTTTGTACTATTACTAATTATATAACCATAATAACTTCCATTTCTAATTACCTTTAAAGCAATTTCACCAAAAGTTTTCTTTACTCCGAAATCATCCATATATTTTAAAACCTATTTAAATGCTAATAATAACTTATCAGGTTTAACATTATCTGATGGATAATATGGAGTTACAAACCAATCATATTTATACATATATGCCATATAACGACATAATCTTTGATAAATACCGCTTATTTTATAAAAGTAATTAGAAATATCTCTCATCTTATTAATATCTCCACGGTGAATTGCTTCTAAAACTATTTTTTTATCAACTAAATTAGGATTTACTCTTTTTAAATCTCCTAATTTTAAAACCGCATCTGATAAATATTTTGCGCCTACTCTCATTTTAGAAAAATCAGTAGGCACAAAATCTTGATTAATTGATGAGTACAGGTCATCCTTAGTTGTCATATCAAAGCCTTTACTTTTAATGTAAGCCATTCTACGATTTATCAAACTAAGATACCTTCTTTCTCAGGCTTACCATCCATATGCTGCGTTCATAATATAATCATAAGTTAAAAAATTCTAATCCCAATAAGGAATAATTACTAATTTAATATTATGATTTTTACAATATTCACGTTTCCGCATATCATTAAATTGCTGTTTTCTTAATCCATTCATTCCGCCAAAAACATCTTTAGGCTAATAATGTTGAATACCTTGAAACTCTATTAAAAATTCCAAGTTTTTCTAATCGTCAAAAACCGCAAAATCAAATCTTAATGGTCTACCTGTATTACTTACTAAATCTGGAAAAGAATATTCTTCTGTAAAAACCAGCCCAGCCTATTTTAAAATCTATTCAATTTTAATTTCTCCTCTTGAAGCTCGCATACATATTCTCCTTTTCTATTATATTTAAAAAATCATTTTATGTTTTTAACAAAATTTGTCCTTACGTTGAAGTAAATAGTAAAAAATCTGCTATATTTCTTTTCTTTCTTTTTTTACTGAGCTATTCTTCGTATCGAATATAATATAATCCATAAATAAAAGCAGAAAATTTATCCTTTTTTACACTTCGATTGCTTTGTTTAAGAATAATATTAATTCCTTCATTTTCTTCTACAAGATTTAACATTTGCTCTTTTAAAATTGAAGTTAATATAAAAGGTCTTAAATATTCATTTCTTTCATCTATATTCATATTTTGCCCAACTTTTGTAGACATTAATTTAGTTTTTGCTAAACTTTCATCTATTAAAAATCTTATTTTTCCACTATATAATTGAGCTTGCGCATAGCTATAAGCCTATGTATTTATTGGGGCATTTGCCTTAATTAAATATAAAATATCTTTTTCTGTCTCTGGAGTTACATATTTTTTATAATCAGGATATTCATCAGTATTATATACTCCAAAAGGCGGGAAAAACTATCCATCCTATGTTTCCTGAGCTTTAATTAAGTAATCAATTAAACCAACGCCAAGACCATTTGCATCAATAGAAATCCTTCGAGGTTTATATTTATAAAATAATCTTTTTATATTTATACATTGAGTTTCAAAATGCTAAGCATTATATGAATAAATATTTACTAAAGTTTTAATTGCCGCACCTTGCGCTTGTGGGGTTGATTTAAATACGCAGACTTCAGTCGTACATCCAACACGACCTACATCAATGCCAAATATATAGTAAGCATCTTTTGATGATCTACCACTTTTTTCGTACTACGGCTGAAGAAGAACCCTTTGTTTATCAAATTTCTCGGCAGAGAAAAAGGCATTTTCTACATCTCCTGACCATATACTTCTATACTATCTATTGAAAGACTAATCATTAAATGTTCCTTGCATTTGTAAATTTTCAACAAAGTTTTCATCAAGAAGTCCGCATGCAACAGGAGTCTCATAAGTTCCGCCCATTATCATATACTCGTCTGGTTCAATAATAGAATTAATTAAAATTTCAATAAGTTTATGATACTATTTTTTTATTATAAAATCGGACTATTTCTTAATCTAAATATTTCCAAACATATCCGTATGCCGTTTGTTGATTGTTTTTATGTTTTAAAGCATTGTCAATATTTACTCGACTTTTACCAAAATACTGACCAGCCGCCACGATAGAACTAAAGGTCTATATTAAATTATTATTTTTATCAAACATACCTACTTTTCTATTGTCTGTCACTTTTTTATTTAAAACATTAACTCTGTGATTAGAATTTTCTTTTGCAGTAACCCATTCTAAATTAGCTATATTATTATTTTTCTTATCTCCATCTATATGATTTACTTCTTCTTTATTATTTATATTTTCTAACCAAAATTGAGCTACTAATCTATGAACATACTTATTTATAAATTTATTTTTTTCATCAATCTTTAAACTAACTTGTAAATATCCATTAAAAGTTTCTCTTCCTTTTAAAATATATTTTGTAGTTTTATTTCGAATAAAACCTGTATTAGAAACTTCATAATTACTGGCGAAATCAATCACTTTCCATTGTTCTTTCATTTATAAAATCTCCTTTTATTTTTTCTACAATAAATAAAAATTTCGCTTATAAAGTTAGTTGATTTTGTCCAAAAATATTTAGATTCCATGCGCTTCGAAAAAAGCTCTTCCTCTTTTTTCTACTCTACTCACTTCCATTTTTAATAAATGTGCTTTCGATAGTCTCTGAACCTTCTGCTTAAGCAGCTTGGCATAGCGTTACTTTTATTAAGCTTTCACTATTAGCAGTCTTTATAAAGACTACACCCTCATTTTGAGGTTCACATGGTTTTACTTCGCCTATCACCCTATTTAGTTTAGCGAAGGAGGATTTCCATCCCGCAGTAGTAATATAAATTTGACTTTTATTAACTGTTTCTTCTGTATGTCTGCTTCCATCTGAGAGTCTACGGTCAACGTTAGTAGTAGGAATAATAACTTCATTTAAGATATCTCCATCTATAAGAACACATTCCTCCATAACTCCACCAGTTCTTCTTTGACCTCTTGAAGATTGTCTTGCCGCAAGAATATCAATAGATGAACCATTTTTGAAAACATATTTAACATTATCTTTTGACTTAGTAGATACACCTCTATCCCAGTTAATTTCATTATTAAGACCTGGAATAAGTTTACAAATTTCTTCTACTTTTGCAATAGTAATAGATGCTGCTTCATTTTCTTCTATATAATTCGCTACATTATATACGTCTTTATTTTAGACCGCTCTATGTTTCCATAGAAGTTGAGACTATATCATTCTCTTTTTTTAAGAGATTTTCCACTTCCTTTGCCACCGCTTGCAAAGTACTCCCGTTAGGGATAGTCGTTGAACTTTCAAGGATATTTTCAATATCATTATATAAAGTATAAGGGATAACTAATAATTTTTCTTTTAAAAAATCTTGTTTTGCCTTATCCCATTTCAATTGCTATTTAAAACGCTCTTCTCCTCCAAAAAAATTAATTGGACTATAATGTTGTTCCCCATTATATTCAATATACAAATCATATTGAGGCAAATAAAAATCTAAAACTAAATTATAATTTTTTATTTTTTTAGAATTTTGAAAAATAAAATCAATATGATTATAATTTAACCAATCAAAAATTTTTTTCTCTCCATGAGACATTTTTTTACTACATTTTGGGCATCGTGTGCCTTTTTTCAAATTGCTTGGCTGAACTTTCCAAATAAAGCCACAAGTATCATGTTTTATTAAAATCTTATGATGCATACCTTTATAATTCTCTATATAAGAATACTAAAAAGGTAAAATAAAATTTTCTTTTAACTAATTCGGCTGAGTTGGGAAACATTTTTTACAAATACTTATTTTTCTTTTATCTAAAAAATAAGCTCCTTTTTTAATATATTCTGTTCCACATTTTAAACATTTTACCTTTGCGTCATCTAATCTTGTAGTATATAAAATTGCCTATAGAGACTCTTTTGGATGAGCCTTATTTATTTTTATTTGAAATTCTTTTAATGATAATCTTTTCATAATATTTTTACACTCCTTGCTTAGCTGCTGATTGCCCTTTATTGCCCCTTAGTGTTTCCACATAGGGTATTCTCAAACTTTTTTCTGTCTTTCGACTCTATCATATTAATTAAGTGTATTTTTTAATATTGTAGCATTGAAACTTTCGGGTGTCCCAGCAATTCAAAAAATTAATTTTTCACTATTTTACAATAATGCAGAGCAAGCATATTCGCTCTTTACCACCAGTAGTAACAAAAAGATGTGAATTTGGATAAAGCACGCATCTAATCATTAATGCCATCATACTTAAAAATGATTTTGAGTAAGCACGTGGGAATGTCATATAAACATATCTATGTCTCATTGCAGACCGCAAAAACACTCTTTGATAAGGAAGAAATTCAAAGGTACTATTCTTTCCTTTTATAAAATCAATAAAAATATCAGGATATTCTCTAAAAAATGAAATTATCCTTCTAAGCTAATCTATATTTTTCAAAAGGCGCTACTCTGACATACCTTGTTTTTTATATTCTTTATTTCTGGATAGCTACATTAGCGCCTATAAATTCATTGTACTTTGCAATTCCATTATTCTTCTGCCCCTTCCGCATTTAATTGAGAATCTTCTTCTTTCATTGCGGCAAGTGCTTCTTTATATTCAATATAATCTTTATCGTCCAGTTCTACCACAGAAGTTCCTTTACTCCTTGCCTATTCTTTATCTTTCTTCTTGGCATCTGCAATTCTTTTATCTTGAATATATTTTTCAATTTCTTGAGCTAAAGCTTTATCTTCATAAATTAAATTCTTTGTATATTCTTTTAAGTCAAATATAATTTTATCCATAATATCTTGAGGTTCTTTACACTCATATTTTGGAATAGCTCCGCTGTGAGCTTCAACAAAGTCAACAATAGCTGAAACTGAATCAAAAGCCTAACTATCACTATCTTTGTTTTGAGCCTCTGTAAATTTCGCGGCTTTCATCATTTGGTCATAAACTCTTGATAATTTTTGATAAGTATCTATATCGCCGCTATCAATGGCTTCATCCATCTTTAAAGATGTTTTACAAATTTTTTTCAAAGTGTCAATGCGCGCCGCACCTTGTATATCAAATGAGTTCATAAATTCTGTATATAGCTGTTCAAGAGTAACCCATTGATTAGCAGTATATAATCTTCCCCATTTCATAGCAAGGTAAATTTTATCATCATCAGTTAATTTTGAACCCATATCCAAAAGTTCGCTCTATGGAAGAAAATTCTGTTCTTGGAAAGGATTTTTTAATTGACTAATAGCATCCGCATAAGAAGTGGCGGCAGTTGGCACATTTATTTGTCCAGTAATAACATTTGCATTTCTTTTTGGTAATTCTTTATTTTGAGTTTCTGTACTAACCAAAGTCTTATATTCAGCTTCTGTTATTTTACCTATTGATAAGTCTTTTTTTAATTGTTGTTCATAAGCTACTCTTTCTTTTTCTTCTTTTACTCTTTGCTATTCATTTCTTTTGTCATAATCTTGTTTTATTTTTTCAGTATCTTTATAAGTATAATCTTTCCATTGTTTTAATTTCATTTTTGATAAATATTTTCCAATGACAGACATACCATTCATCTTATAGGGGTCTTTTGCAAATGCTTTATCTCTAAGAGAGTTCCATTCTGGTTCAACAAAAGGAACATCAACTTTTTCTAATATCCATAAAAAAGTCTCTGGATTAAAATTATCTATATGCGCGGTTAAGCAAGGTTTGCATATAGTAAATTTACTTCCATCTTTAAAAGTATAATAATTAATTTCTGCCAATAATTTATTACATCTCTAACATTTACATTTTCCATGCTAATCTGGCATCTGTCCTAAAAGTTTTAATTTTGCCATTATTTAATCTCCTTTTTTCTTATTCCTACAACATTTACATAAACTATAAAATCCATCTTTTGAAGTTTTATTCTTAGTAAAAAAATAAGGATGTGCTAACTTAACCTATTGGCAACGAGAACATTTTTTCCACTTTCCTTTCTCTTCAAAAGTGTAATGCCATACAATCCAATCTTGTTTAGCTTGTTCTGCAATAATTTTTGGAATTTTTTTCCGCCATAATGTCGAAATATATTCAATAGAATATGTACTCCCATAGGTTTTTTGTATTAATTCTGCAATTTCTTTATTAGGAATTTCTTTAATTTTATATTTTACAATGTCTAATAACATAGGAGTGTCTTGTAAAGATTTTTTAACTAATTTCTCAAAATCTTCTACAATATAATATAAATCCTAACTTATCTTACCTGCGCAACTTGATTTAAGCTGTGAATAATTACATAAAAATTTACTAACGTGAACTGGGTCAAAAAAAGAAATAGGTCCAGAATTGACTGGTTCACCATTCTTGTCAATAGTAATGTGATCTGATAAATCTATTTTGTTCTATGATTTGCTTACTTTAGCTGTATTAATTTGCGGTTTAAATGCATTTTTTATAACATATTGGTCTTTTCTCATTTCTATTATTTGTTTTGTTAATAAAGATTTTTCTTTTCCAGTCGCCGCATCTCTTCTTTTCTCTACTTCGTGTAGTGCCTATCTAAATTTTTTTAATTCAGGAATACGCTATTCATCTTCCGCACTTATAGATAATTTAGGAGTTAATAATACATTTTTGTCACTCTCTATAATAAAGTTATAAATTCCATCTTCTCCATTTTCCATTTTTGACATAAGCCCTTCATAAGAAGTTTCTCTCTTCATTACTGTTACCATTCTATTATCAGTTAAAATTGTTTTATCTTTTTTAGTATCTTCTGTTTCAGTTAAATATTTTGTTAATTCTTCTATATAATAAGGAGTAAATTTTTCTGCGGGAATACTATTAACTATTTGATGTACTATTTTATTTCGCTATTGAGGATCTTGAATAGTATAATCCAACTAAGGATATAATCTCTATTTTTTCTTTACCATTATAATACTCCTTTCTTCTAATCCCTAATTATATTATACCAAAAAATTTTTCAAAAGTCAACCTCGATTAATTTGTCCTTAATTTGAAATTTATAAAAAAATATTTTATAATAAATTATAACAAAAAATAAGAAAGAGGTATAGAAGATATGGAAACTATTGTTATTATTATGTTTTTACTTGTAGGCTTTGTTGGGGCTTTACTTGGTCTTGGCATAGGATTATTTTTTGGCGCAGTGGGGACAGTGTCAAAAGAAGAAGATGCTTATAGACGAGGTTGGGAAGCAGGCTTCCGCAAGGGAAAAGCAACTCCCGCCCCAAAAGGAGTGAAGTAAAATGATAAAAGAATATATTCATATAGGGTTATTCATTGGATGGTTTGTTGTGGGAGTGATGATATTAAAAAACTCTTTCGCGGGTTATTATCCAAAAGATAACAGAGGAAAATTAATGGTTCCATTGGATTATTATATTTTGATTTGGTTTGCTTATTTAACTACTCTTTTGGTGGAGGGGATATAAATGAGATTGGATAAAGAAGAAATTATAGTACGCATTTTTATAGTTTTTGTTATTGCATTAATGGTTGCTTTTATTGGTGCGGGAGTGTATGGAGCTATTCAAAATGAAAAAAATGCCATTTCCGCAGGTACAATAGTTGAAAAGTATCATCAACCTGAAAGAATTGAAAGTACAACAAACTCAAAAACTGGACAGACTTCAATTAGGCATCATCCCGCAATTTATAGGTTTCAGTTGAGGGGAGAAAAAAATGAAGTAATGGTTGACTATTGGACTGATGTTCCAGAAGAAGATTATTTTAAATATAAAATTGGAGATTGGTATGTAAGATGAGTTTAGTATATTTAACAAAAGAAGAAGAAATAAAAAAAGTAGAATCAACATCTTCTGCCATATATATTACTTTTATAATTGTGGCGGCATTGGCTATAATTGGTTTAATTTACTATGGGGCAACCGCCGCATATTGGGGCACAGTAGTCGATAAATATGTGATTGAAGAAAAGGTTGTGGTGGAGTATGATGAGACTCTAAATGCAGAAGTCACAATAACCTACCCCGCCCGCTATGTGGTAGTAGTTAAATGTGAAGATGCTTATTATAAATTTGAGACCAACCGCATTTCATATGAAAATATGCACATTGGAAGTTTTACTTCAACTGGAACAAAAGCTGGTGTAGAAAGGATAGAAAAAAATGAATGAAATTTTTAAACAGGGTGAAGAAGCTATGTATGGTCCAAGCCACGTTATTGTAACTGGTGCGTATTCCGCATTTGGTGCTGATATTTATTGTATTATGTATGCGGATGGCACTACGAGAGAAGTAGATGGTAATGATGAGGCTTTGAAAAAAATAGAACCTGTTATTATACATAATGAACTTCGTCAAATACTTTTAAGTTTATGGGAAAAAGATAAAAGCAGATATAATATAGAGGAGTATTTTTAAGATGGGATTAAAATATAGAATTTTAGCAAGAATGTTAGAAGATATAACGTGGAGTGCAGATTGGCAGGGAAAATCTTTTTTTAAATTTCTTTTTTATATGTTGAAATTTATGAGAAAGTACGATATAGTTGAGGTTAATTATTGTAAGAAATGAGGGCAGTTTTAAATAAAAAAGCTGCCGCATTTTTTATATTTATTGAATAAATATGAAAGGAGAATTGTTATGGCTTTTTCAACTGATATGGGTTTTACTCCCACAGAAGCACAGACAAAAGTAGATTGTTATGACGCAGGAGCTGCGGCAGTATGGTCTTTAATTGGTGATTTTTTAGGAACTACTGCGGCAGAAAGAAAAATTGCAAGAATTGAAAGTGCTGCTAATACTGCTGATATGTTAAGTAAATATACTCCAGAAACCTTAGCAAAAGCAATGAATAGAATTAGCACTTTAAGAGATTCAGTTACTTTCCATCAGGGAGATATTTTAGAAAATGCGAATGGAGTAAGAATCACTGTAATTACTGCAGATACTGCGACTGGTAACAAAGAGGGCGTAACTCCTACTGGAAAATGTTACACAATTACAAGCGTATTTGACTGGACAAAAACTGGGGAGACTAATCAAGGTTTAATTGCGGCGTTGGATGATATTGATGCTGAAGAGCCTGGTGGAGGAGAATAAGAAAAAGGAGAGGGAAACCTCTCCTTTTTTATTGGGAAGATTTATCGTTTCTTTGTTTTTA